ATAGCCTGTTGCTCTTTGAGCGCCAACTCGCGTTGTTGCATCTGAACAATAGGATCTTGTGACTGCTTGGCGTTTTGCTCGGCTTGGGCCATCATCTGGGCCTTGCCGGTGACCTGCTCTGCGGCTGGTGCCGCGAGCCTTGAAATGCGGAGTTCGATATCCTCCGGTAGCTTTTCGTCTGGACCCGGAAGCTCCACACCCAGTTCTTTCTCGATCTTGGCCCTGTAGGCAAATGCAACATGCTCCGCCACATGAGCCGCCATTGCAGACTCGATTGCCTGCTTGTTCGGCGCCCTGCCGACCATCTGGATGATCTGCGGGTCTTTCATTGCGGCCATATGGACCTGAATATGGGCTTCGTGGTCTTGGTAGATAAACGCCTTGACCGGCTCGCCCGTGATGATGTTCATGTTCTCTGTGACAGGATCTGTCGGTTTGAGGTCGTTCTCTGTCGGGACGATCTTGTCCGCATCCTGAATGCCCAGCACGTCCAGCATCTGGCGGTGAAGCAACGGCATGTCGTACATCTGGGGCGCCTGAGCCGCCAACTGTAATGCCGCCTGATACTGCATGATCCGCTGAGCCATTGTGCCCGCGTTCGGGTCACTAACCGGAATAATGTCGATCCGGTCATTGAAGTCCATCGGGAGCGCCTGACCGTCATCATCCTCGTAGGGGTAGACTTCTGGGCCGTAGTCCCTGACAAGCTCCGACAGGATCTTGAGTTCTTTTGAGACGGCGGCATGGACGCGGGCTTGAACCGCGCTCATTACCTTCATCTCTCGCTCAAGCACAGCAAGCGTGGTGCCAACCGGCGCTTCCCCATTGATGTCTGAGGCTTTTACATCCGCCGCTGATGCGAATCGACGCCCTTCCTGCACGATATCGCCCAGCAACTGATAGAGAACATTGCTTGGCTCTTTGTAAGGCAGGAACGTGATGTTGTCGCGGATTGCGCCACCCGGAACGTCTACGTCTCGGAACTCTCCGGGCATGATGGGAGTATCGTCGCCCTTGATTCTGAGTCCCCGAGATTTCAATCCTCCCGGTAGGTTGGCAAGTGTTCCGGCGTCTACAAGCTGTCGAAGCAACGATGTTGCCGACTTGGATAGACCACCGATCATGTGTACTAGACCGAAGCCGTAAAAGCCCAGTCCGGGCAAATACTGGTAGTGGACATAGTGATCCCGCTTCATCTTCTTGGGATCGCCTTCGTACCAGTTGCGCCGAACCGACAAAATTGTTCTTGATGACTTGTCAATGGTAACGACATACGGCAACGCAATGCCGGTAGGCGCTCCACCTTCTTTGTCCTCAAAGCCAATCAGGTCAATATCAACGTGCATTTCCAGCAGGGTGTGCCGGTCATCAAACTCGTAATTGTCAGAAGCTCCGGTCAGCCTGTCGTATTTCTGCTGAATTTCAGTGATATCAGGCGATGGTGGTGGCAGGTCAATATCGCTGTAAAAGCCAGCAACCTGTAGCTTCCTGATCTCATTGGAGGTCTTCTTCATCACATGCGTGGCTCGCTCGCACGTCGACAGGTCTGACGCGCCATAACTAACCACGAAGTCTTCCGCGGGAACAAACATCGCGCAGGGTCTGCCCATGCTGGGGTCGAAATACACCTTGCGGAACGCTGATCCAGCGATTGGCAGAGAAAACAGCAGTTTCTCTGTCTCTGTTCTGTACTCAGTCATGCGCTGAGTAATCAGGTAATTGAGGTAGTTCTGTACCCTGTGAGCCTGCTTGGTCTTGTCGTCAGTGATTTTCCCAACGATAGTGGTCTTTACAGGCCCGCTTGCAGGATAAATCTCCTGTATTGTCTGGGCTTGGAAGCGGATAACCGCCTCGGAAAGCATGGGGTGAAAAACACCACAGGCTCCTTCCCAAGGGGTAGACCTGTCCTCAAACTTTAGTCCTAACAAGTCAAGACCACGGACATAGGTCTCTTCCCAGTCCGCTCTGCTGTTCCGGTCAGCGTCAAACTGAGCGACCAGTTCGCTGGCAAGACTGGCTAGGTCTCGCTCATCCATGTATTCAGCTAGGTTGGAGCCATGCTCGACCCCCATCAACTCCGGCGCGTTCGGGTCGAAGTCAATGATCATCCCGCCATCTTCGTCAAGTAAGCTGACTGAATCGGGGTTTTCGATAATAATCTCTAGCTCTTCGCCGCCCTGCTGAGGCATAAACGGCGTTGCTACACGGTCAATAGCCACCTAGGCGTCACCATCCTTCATGATCTTGCCGCCCTTAAAATAGCCCTTGGTTTTGGGAACGACGACCCCGCCCACCCTCATACCAGTATCATCTACAAGAAAGGCTGGCTTCATCTCGCCATCCTTGTCTCTCGCCATCGGCATCTTGCCACCCTTCTTCATGCCCTTGGGCATCATTTTGCCGCCGCGTTGATAACCTTTAGTTTTCTTCATTGCTTTTCCCTGCGTATAGGTTGTCGAATACCCTGTTTACGTCCAGCGTGTAGTCCAAGTCCGACTTGGAGTAGTGAACATGCTGTGACGGCCTAAAATCCGGTGCACCCTCTCCCGTCGCCCACCATGCTGGGTGTGTCACCCGCACGCGGTTGTTGGGTAGCGCCACGATATTGCCTGTCCACGGGCCTGCATCGAGAAGCTCCATCACATGGCTCTGCTTGTGCTGAGCAGGGTCGTCTGCGATTTCGCTGTCTGTGTAGTCTACTGTGAACATGTACTTAGCAGGGTAGAAGTCCCCGTCTATCTTGGCGATCCAAGGGCACGGCGTTGCCCTGTCTAGGACATAAACGCTGTGCTCTCTGGATGAGCAGTCCCATGGCTGGGCCGCATACACCGGCATCGGCTCTGGCCACTCCTCAAATGGAGTGTCTCCAACCAGCGCAGTAATCGGCATTCTTGCCCACATTGCGCCGCCGTGTATGTTTGGCTCGTCGGTGTCATAGGTTTCAGCGCCAGTGAAGATGACCTGAAAACTAAGGCAACGATTTGGCATGGTTGTCACAGCAATCGCCATCGCATGCAGAAACTCGCCATGGTATTTGCTGTGGTTGTGTGTGTATTCGCGTCTTACCCAGCACTTAAAGTGCGGAATATTGCTTTGCAGGAATGCCATCTTCTCCGTAGAACCTCCGTTCCCACGCCTTATGCCGCTGGATCGGTATCTTGTAGTACGGCAAGAATCGCCCTATATACACGCAAAACTTATTCAACCAATGCAGAGGCAACGGGAGTGGCCTAAGATAATCAATAAACAAGACCACCCTGACGTTGTCCGTCAGGTTGATCGCAAAATGCTCGTAGGTATCGTCAAAAACGACGGCCTTGCCGTTTCTCCACCGATATTCCTCGCCCATCACAGATAGAACACACCCCTGACCATCTGTCGGAATGTCTATCCCGAGGTGCATCCTCAGCACCCCTGACCACGGCCCTTCATGGGGCACAAGCATCTTGTTGGAGTCGAGGATGGAGAAGTAGGCCGAAACAAGGTTCTTGTCGCTGTCGACAACCTCCATTGTTTTCGGGAACAACTCGCAGTTTCTTTCAAAGCGCACATTGTTTGCCTTGAGAAAAAACATCCTCCACTTGTCGTCATCCGAGATATAGGTCTGTTCTGGACTGATATCTTGGAATAACGGAAAGTCCTGCAATCGCTCTCTTACCTGATCGAACTCTCCGCGTATAAGGAAGTAGTTTTCCTCCAGCTTCTGAGTGATCGGGAAGTCTTTATTGTCGAAGTAGGCTGGGCCTCCCAGTTTAGAGTGCCGCCTGAACATCGGCCTAAGCCAACGCTCTATGCTGTCGACAATGCCGTGCCAGCGATTGAGATCAGTAATAGTTTGCCACCCTTCCGTGTGGATCAAAGTCATCTTCCTCGTCAGACCGTAGCGCCACAAAGCCGCCCTGCCTGAACCGGAGAAGTGCCTGCGTTGAAGAGTCAACAAGATCGTCATGCTCCCCCGCGGGGAACGAAGCGAACTCCTCGACAACCTCTTCAGCGAATCGGGTCTCAGGCGCCCAAACGACACCAGAGGCGAACAAGTCAGCAACAGCGTTTACCCTTGCTATCTTGTCGTTACCGCGTGACGGGGTGTATTCCGAGACCGGAATCCCCATCGCACGCAGTTCAAAGATAAGCGGCATACCCGCCGCTTTACCTTCGACTATAAATGCGTCTGGTTGCATCTCTTGCCACATTTCATAAGCCGTTTTCTTTAGCTCAGGAAACTCCAGACGTTCTTTGTAAGCATCCAGTAGGATGATATTGGGTTGTGATATGCCATCGTCATCTGGATGGTAGAACACGCCCCATGTCGTGCAGGCGGAATAGTCCGCCCGTTGGGTTTTTAAAAACGCCGTGTCCCATGACTGGATCACGAACTCGCACGGAGGGGGCCGGTCCTTTTCCCAGACCTTCCACCA